GGAGTTTACAAAATGTAATGTAATCAATGGGTTGTAAAACCGCTTGTATACTGCCAAGTTTTTTGATCTTTAATGTGCTGAAAAACAGTGTTCTACTGAGTAAACAGTGTGCTGGTAGGACTTTAAATATGTAAAATAATTATTAAATTAATGAACTATTAGTAAAATTTAGTTTATTTTTCGATAAAAATAGTACTTCAACGTACATTTCGGCGACTTTGGCGGCTTTGGCGACTTTGGCGACTTTGGCGGCTTTGGCGACTTTGGCGACTTTGGCGGCTTTGGCGGCTTTATGGCCACTTTGGCGGCTTGGGGGGGTAGCAGGCAGCAGTTATGGTCTTAATCTATCCATTTTTAGCCGTGGTGGCTTTGGCGGCTTGGGGGTGGCGTTGGGGGTGGCTTCGTCGGCTTTGGCGGCTTCGTCGGCTTTGGCGGCTTGTATAACCCGGCAATCTTCGGTTTATATAGCCTTGGCAATCCTAGATCACTAGAATTGGAATTCTCGTGACCTAATAATTAGTTAAAACATAGTTTTAATCTTCAATTAAAACACTGTTTTAATCGTCAATTAAAGATTTTGAGTTTATGTAAAGTTGGTGACCCCCTTTAGGTACGAGGGTATGTGTATAGTACAAGTCCTCTGAGCGCACACGCACGTCACCTTACAAGCCTTACTAGAATCCATAATAAAATCAAGTAGTTAGGTAATACTACTAGTATAGTATAATTATAGTATAGTATACTACTAGTAGTAGTATTTACGGATAGTATACTATACTATACTACTAGTAGTAGTATTTACGGATAGTATACTATACTACTAGTAGTAGTATTTACGGATAGTATAATACTACTACTACAAGCCTTACTAGAATCCATAATAAAATCAAGTAGGTAGATAATACTACTAGTATAGTATAATATAATTATACTACAAGTCGTACTATAATATCTAATAAAATCAAGTAGGTAGATAATACTACTAGTATAGTATAATATAATTATACTATACTAGTAGTATTATACTAGTAGTATTATACTAGTAGTAATATTTACGGATAGCATACTATACTTATAGTAGGTCATGTATATAAACACACCCTGAAGTTTTGTATTGTAGAATCGAATAAATGAAATTAGAATCTTAAATACATGGGAACTCCTTATAAATGTTGTGATAGGAAAGAGAGTAACCTTTCTACTCTCTTTCCTTTTTTAATCGGACGGCAGGTATTGTAGATATGACTATAGAGCAGAAAGCGTTTTTACATTTACTGAGAACTAAAAAACTTAAAGGTACTATTACCAAAAGAGAATTAGCACAATTAAAAGTTATGAATACTTTCGTTATTCAGAATAGAATTAACGCATTAAAAAGTGACTTGAGGAGAATATGATGAGAAAATTAATAGTTGTGTTATTATGTTTGATAGGTTGTGGTGATGAGACTAGCCAGCAGTTGTATCAATGTGATATTCAGTTTAAAGCTTGTATGGATTCTGAAGAAGGTGATGAAGTATTTTGTAATTCAGATTATGATATATGCACACAGTCTGCGGATAGTACATCTAGTACTTCTATAGGTAATAACTAAGAGGAAATTATGGACGGAAGACTATTGAGTGAAGGACAAGTAAGAGCGCATTTAGACTATGTATCCAGTACGTTTAAAGGACATGGTAAAATACTCGACTACGGCAGAGTTAAAGAATTTATAATTAAAAGATTAGAACAAGGTGCTCCCTACTTAGGTGAGTTGTTCAGTAAGTGGGAAGAGAAAGATTATAAGACTTTGCTACAGGTACTTGAGTACGAAGAAAATGTGGCTAAGAGTAATGAAAAGAAAGTAGCTAATAGTCTTAACCCAGAGGTTCAAAAACCTAAGAATAAACAAAAACCTAAGAAGAAACAAAAACCTAAGAATAAACAAAAACCTGTAGATGAGCAACCTAGGATAGAGAGTATTGAAATAGTAGTTGATGAATATGATTCCGATGAATTAGACCTATGACCTATGACCGCTGATATAAATTATAACCGAGATGCTGAGGCAGCTATACATGCTGCACAGACGGATTATGTATTTCTAGGTAAATCAGTCGAGGAGATAATTGATCTCTACAAAGTACCTAAAGAATTATTAGCTGAATTAATATTCACAGGTAAGCATAATTGGAGAACATTAAGAGCTAAAGTAGAGGAAGACGAATTGGACAGGCTAATCAATACTAGCTTGTTTTCTTTTATAGACGGTATTAAACATACGTTAGCTAAAGTAAAAGATTTCTTAAGTGACGATACCGTTATAAGTGACTTAGACCAAGTAGAGAAAGTTATGAAGGTAACGGCAGGTATGATTAAAGCCGCCGAAGTAGCCGTTAAGTTACAAGAGGCAAGACATCCTAAGAAACAGAAAGCATTAGCCGAGCAAGCTCGAATACCATTGTTAGAATCAGTTGAAGAAGATGATGATGAGGAAGATGAGTATTCTAAACCTGAGACTAAAGCAGAGACTAAAGCTAAAGAAGACTGCGTAGTTCAAGATTTACTAGATAAATTAGTTTAATGTATAGGCTATGGCTAGAGTATATAAAGAACGTGTATTACTTACATCTGCCCAGAAAAGAAGAGCTATAGCTTTATTAAATAAACGGTGGCAAGCGCATGCAGCACAGAGAGAAGTACTAAGAGCTATATATAGTGAAGGCTATAGATGTGTATTTGTCCAGGCAGGTAGAAAGTGGGGTAAGAACGAACTAGCTAACTATCTAGGTACTAGAGTTAGTATTGAACGTGATAGAGCAGAGTCATATATAATAGGTTCTTCTGCGGAAGCTGAGTGTAAAATTATTTGGAACAATGAACGTATACAATCATTCGGGCCTAACTTTGGTCAGACAGTAGACAACGATAAATATAAAATAATGTATCCTTGGGGATCATTGATTCAAATTGATGGATGTAGAAATACAGAGGATGGTAGAGGCAGGAGTTTTGATTTAGTTGTATTTGATGAAGCTAAAGATCAGAAGAGAGATTACTATGACGCAGCATATCCTAATCTCTTAGCTAAAGATGGAATACTTTTAGTTATTGGTACTCCACCTGATGCCGATGACCCTGATGGTGATTTTTATAGAGAATTGAGGGAAGAAGCTAAGACTAATTCAGATTGGAAGTACTTTAGTTTTACTTCATACGATAACCCACATATAAGTCATGAATGGTTAGATAAACACCGAGCATCTTATGTTAGACGAGGCGAAGAACATATATTCTACAGAGAATACCTAGTTAAAGATGTTTCTAATCCTACCGGCAGGGTATTTCCTATGTTCAGTGAGAAAAATCATTGTAGACATATCAGCGTACTGTTAGGTGAGTTAGAACGAGGTATTAAATCAGGTACCGTAGATTTCTATGCTATGTCTGATCCAGGGCAATCTGTTTTCTGTGTATTATTATGTGCTTATGACAAGAAAACTTCCCAGATTTATGTATTAGATGAGATCTATGAAACTAATAGGTATAAAACATCCGCTACGCCTATGTGGAACGCCACAACATCGAGGAAGAAACTATTATATCCTGAAATGTCCTTAGAGAATTGGGATGATGTGTATGACGAGGCAGCTTCTTGGTATGAAGTGGATGTGTTAGGTAATTTCGGGGTTAAGTTACGTCCTACCAATAAAAAACGTGGTAGAGGTAAGGAAACACATGTTAGTTTGCTTAAAGATGCTATGAGCGTACCTAGAAGTTTTCAGGTAGCTGATCACTGTGTAAATACTATCGAGGAATTGAAAAGACTTAAGGATATTAACGCAAGAATAGGCAATCATAGTATCGATAATATAATGTACTTAATAGATGAGTGCGATTATCAGTACCAAAATACTACGGAAAGTATTATAGTATCTAAAGACCATATTGCATTACCTAGAGGAGTAACACTAGAACAAGACGCTACAGAATGGGTTAGACAGGAAGATCCTTTTAATGCAGTATTAGATTTTGACTTTGATACAGACTTTTATAACGATATATTTGGAGTATAATAACATTATGGATAATATAGAGTTAGTTAGTTATGGTAGCGTATGTTTGCTAGTAGTTACTGATGTAATTATGGTTTTATTATTTGGATCTCTAGGTAGAGCATTAGACAAGTTGGTTAACCAGGGTACATATATGCTTAAGAGCCATTCTGAGGCTATGGCTACTATGGTAAATAGTTCTAAGTCTACCAATGATATTATACAAAGACATTTAGATGAAGTTAAGAGAGTTATCGCTGCTACTATACCTTATATGAAAGATGGTCAATTAACTCCGGAGAATATTATAAAAGCATTTGAAGAGATGAAGGTTGACCATGAACTAAATTTACAAGATGCTAAAGAACAGTTAGAAAATTTAATTAGTGGAGTTAATTTTTAATGCAACCAGGATTAAAACAACTTTGGGATAATCCAGGTAGTAAATTTACTGGGGATATTAATAAGAAGAGACTTAGACCATTTGAGTTTCTAGATTTAAAAGATAATGTTGCGTTATCCAAATGGAAGCAAGAATTTTTTATATTATCTGATGAAGAGATTAATCAGCGTGTACCTATCTGGTTAGATAATCTGTGTATGTATGCAGGCTATCATTTCACGGGAGAAGATTATAAACGTAGAACATCTGAAACTACTGTAAGTAAGAAACATAAAAGTAAACCTTTCCCTATAGGTATAACTAATACCTTAGTGGAACAGAAAGTTTCTAAGATAACGGCTAATAAAGTAGGCGTTAAAGCTATTCCGCCTAAAGATACTCGTGAAGCTAGGAATAGTGCTGATTTAGCTAATAAAAACATAGCTTACTTAGACTATGTAGAGCAGATAGAAGCTAAACATATAAAAGTACAACGTGCTACACATGTTTTTGGAGAATGTTACCTCTGGCAAGATTGGTATCCTGAACGAGGGCCTGTAGGTAAAGAGTCTGAAGAAGATGAGCAAGATAAAAATCCAGAAAGAATCGTAGTAGCTAAAATGGGTGATGGAGTAGAGCTATATGGGGCAACTATAAACAGGTCAGGTGAAGTAGGTGTAAAAATAAAGTACCCTTGGCAAGTACGCTTTGAGTTAAATAAAGAATGGGAAGAATCTAATTATGTATTTATAGAAGAAAGAGAATACTTAGAGAAAGTATATGCTAAATGGGGAAGCGTAGAGCTAGTTAATTCTGAAGGTGATAGCGCAGAGATAGAGGATTATCTAGGGGATGATAGTAAAGTACCTGTGTTTTATTTTTATCATGAAGAGACTGAGTTTTTACAAGGTGGAAGATTAATTATTTATGTAGGAGATTGTGTAGTATCAAATACTATACATCCCCATAACAAACATACTCTACCTATAGCTAGACATGTAGATATAGAGATTCCATCTGAGCCCAGACCTATAAGTTTTATAGAATTAGTTAAACCTCTGAATAGAGCATATGACGGAATAACGTTTTTAATGTTGAAAGCCTTAGCTCAAGGTTCTCATCTTAAATGGATTGTACCACGCCGTTCTACTAATCATACCATGCTAGCTAGTCTAGACATGATAGTAGAGTATACTGGTGGTGTACCTCCTAGACTAGAGATGCCTAAAGTTTTAACAGGGGAGATGTTTTCAGCTAGGGATGCTTTAAAGACTGAGATAAAAGAATTAGCGGCTGTGCATGGGGTGTCATTTGGGGATATACCTAAACGAGTGGATTCAGGTTTAGCTATTCAAAGTTTGGATGAGCAAGAAACTAAACGAGACTTAACAGCTATAACTAACTATCGTAAATTAGTTAGACAGACCTGGCAGAACATTATTGATATAATTGGTAAACACTACGATACTGACGAGGCTAGGTTAATTAAAGTATTAGGGCCTAATAATAAAGTAACTACTGAGGCAGTCAAAGGTACTGACTTAGCAGGGCCCTATGAAATTAGAATAGTAGAAGTATCTCCTATAGCTAATACTGTAGGTGGTAGAATAGATAGAATACTTAAACTTAGAGAAGCCTTTCCTAATACTGTAACGGATGCGTATGCTATGGATGCTTTAGATTTAGCACAGGATGATAAGTATATTTCATATGCGACATCCGCCGTACGTAAAGCCGAATATATAAATGAAAGATTGATGTCTAATAAAAAAGTAAATCCCCCTAAAAAATATGAGGATTTAATAACTCACTGGCAGGTATTGATGAAGTTAGTACAATCTCAAGAATTTGAAGAAGTAAGTATAGATATACAGAATAGGGCATTAGAAAGATTAGGGGCGTTAGAATACTTGATGTGGGAAAAAACTACCAAAATTGAAGGTAGAGGGTATAGTGCTAAATTACAGGCCTTAGATGGGTTTCCTGTATTGTATGCATTACCTGATCCTAGTCAAAATACTGAGCTGCCTGAAGGTGCGCCTATACCTTTAAATGAAGGTTCTGCTATTAACCAAGTTACTCCTCAAGGGCCTGTAATACAGCCTGGAGTACAGGACGCAGTACTTGCTCAAGGTGTCCCGAACGGTATACCAGTTCCTAGTCAAAGTACATAATAAGGAAAATTATATGAGTAATAATAATAATTCTGAGTCTGTAAGTGATTTACCTGTAGGTAGAGGGGTAGCTGATTTATGGGGAGCTGTAGATAATACTATACAAGAAGCGTTAGAATCGGAAGAAGATGTCGCAGGTAGCGATAGTGACGGTGAGGATAGTGGCGATAGCAATCTGGACGATGATACTAGCAATGTGGATATACCAAAAGAGGAAGAAGTAGACGCTGCTGATGAGGATGAAGATGACGATGAAGATGACGATGGCGATGAGGAAGACGCCGAGAAAGAAGAAAAAACTGAAGATAAAAAATCTACGGATAAGCAGTATACTCTTAAAGCAACAACTTCAGATGGAAAAACCTTAGAAATACCCAGTGATGCTGTATTTAGACTTAAGGCTAACGGTAAACTAAGAGATGTTACTTTAAGTGACTTGAAAAAAGATTTTGCTGGTAGAGTAGCATATAATGAAAAGCTAAGTAACCTAACTGAACGTAAGAAAGAGTATGAGTCTAAAATATTAGAATCTGAAGTCCATATAGGGCTTATTAAAGAGTCTTTGGACTTAATCGAGGCAGGAGATATAGGTGGCGGATTAGAGTTAGTAGGAGAAGTTCTAGGGATAGAGCAAGGGGCTTACTTTGATGCTATGATTAGCAGTTTTGATAAGTTTTTTACTGACTTAATCGTTCAATCTCCAGAAGAACGTAAAATTACTGTAGCAGAGGCAAGATTAAAAGGCCGTCAGGCCAGAATGGAGTATAAAACTAAGTCTCAACAGGAGATTAGTAGTAGACAAGAATTTACTAAGCAATTACAGGAGTTTAGCCAGTCATATGTTATACCAGAAGATGAAGTAAAATACTGTTTTGATTTTTTAGTAAAGAGAAATGTAGACTTAGCAAAAGAAAAGGGTGGCAAGCCTGCGCCAGTTAGTATAGAATCCATAAAAGATTTCGCCTTTAATAGGAAAATCTATAATAATCTTTTAGACGTAGTAGATGATTTAGGTATAGATCTTGAAGATTCTGCAAAGTCTGAAATATTTAAAATTATAAAAACAGTTGATGCGGATGCTACTAAATTAGCATCTGAAGATTACGCAGATATCGTTAATGAGTATATGAAGGCATCTAAACCAATTTCTTCAAGTAGGAAAACTGGATACAAGAAGGTTACTCCTCAGAAGAAACTAAAAAAGAAGTCTGTAAAATCATTAAACGATCTATGGAATAGTTAAACCTTAGTAGGAACGCTAACCTTATATAGCTACTCCTCGTAGGGGTTAAATCAAGTACTTAACCTTTAATGACAGGAGTAGTGTAAAATGGTGGCTAGTAATAATAAATATAATTTAGATACGTCTGGTGTATCTAACTTGTTTAAAACAAGTTATGGTACTCCTTCAGAAGCGACATTCAACGTATCTTTTCCGTTCATGTCGCAGCTTATGCAAGAGGCTGCGCCATTCGTAGGTAATCAACATCAATTTCCAGTACAGGTTTATTTTTCTGGTAGTAATGCTTTCGGATCTCTGCCTGATACTAATATATCTAAAGATGTTACAGTTACCTTAACCTCTAAGTTTGCTTATGGTAGATTACGTATAGATAGACGTACTATGAAGCAAGCCGTGAAGGATAAAGGGGCTTGGGTTCAAGGGTCTAAAGAATATGTGCGTAGAACTGTAGAATCTTTTTCTCGTACTATGGAACGAGCAGCTTTAGGGGATGGATCATTAGGTACTATAGCTACTGCAGGTGTTACAGGAACTAACCCGTATACTTTGACTATCTCAGCAGCTACATGGATTGAAGCTAATTGGGAAGAGAAAGACTATATCAACATCGGAGCGGATACTAGCCAGTTTGAGATTACTGATGTAGATCCTGATAACTTACAGATTACGGTTACCCGTAATGATGGATCTTACACACCTGTAGCAGCAGATGTTATTTACTTACAGAAATCCAAGTCTAAGGAAATAACAGGATTTACTAATGTAGTAGATGCTACATCTGGTACTATGTATGGGCCTACTGTAGGTAGACGGTGGCAGGCTTACCATAAAAACTTTACTGCTGGAGAAACTATTTCCCACGAAGTATTGAATGAAGCAGTTTTAGAAATGGAACGCAAAAATGGTAAAGCACCTAGTCGTATCGAGATGTCCTATACTCAATATAGGAAGTTTAAGAATCAACGAGAAGATTTAAAGAGATTTCAGTTACGTCCTAGAGACAGTAAGTTTAGAGATCTAGTGTCTTTCCGTTCAGTATTGTTTGAATCTGATAATGGGGATATTCCTATCTCACCTAATAGATTTATAGCAGCTGATAGAGTTCATCTGTACAATGATGATGACATTAAATTCTTCCATGCTCCTGATTGGGGATGGTTTGATGATGATGGTAGCGTTTTCATGCGTATGGCTGATGATGATGCTTATGAAGCTAGATATGGTGGATACCCCGAGTTATTTGTTAACCCTGCGTTCCAAGGCCGTATTGATGGATTATCAATTTAAGATAAATATAGGAATTTATTCTTAGTTTAAATAATCTAAGCTAGGAGCGTAAAATGTTTAAAAAGATAGTTAACAAAGTTAATTTAGTGGTATTACTATTGATTTTGTCAGTAGTTACTGCCTATGCCGATGAATGTTTATGCGCTGGAGCTAGGTAATAAACTAATAAGAGTAGGCTAAGAAGTTTTTAGCCTACTTTTTACTAATAACCAGAGGTTAACCTGAGATGTTACGAACACTTCAAACGAATTACTTACTACCTAAATTAATAGGGTCTACATCGACCAATGATGGCGTAGATGTAACTGCTTCTATAGGGGCTTTACTAGGTGTGTTTGGCAGACCTGGGGCAGGGTTAAATCAGTTAGTATTAAGTACTAATTTCCATAGAGAACCTGTAACAGTATATTCTCCAGGTAGCACTGCTACGTTAGGTGGCTTTGCATCTATTAATATTACACCTAATGTCGCTATAATTAGATCTATAACCTCTAATGCAAGTGGTGTAGCTGAAGATACTATTGTACATATGATAACATTAGGGTTTATGTCTAATAGTACAGACTATGTACCCAAACAAGCTGTACATACGGTATATGACCGTCCGAGAGCTATGGGGTTAAAGATAATTGGAGGAGCGTCTCCTACAGTAGCTATCGGAGCAATGGATGCTACTGTAGCTTTAACGGGAGCCGCGGCAGGAGATTACACTATAACCTTTAAAAGGCCATTTAATAGAGTACCTGTAGTAGTAGCTTGCCTGTCAGGTAATAGTGGTGGAGTTAAGATAGGTACTGTTACACGTAGTACTGTACAGATTTTATGTGGGGATATATCGGGGGTAGCTGCCCATAGAAATGTGCATCTATTTGTATTAGGATCTGATTCCTTAGTAGAACAACATGATTTACGACGTAATATAAAAGTACCACATCGTAAACCTGAGATTATACCTATCTATGTAGAAGTTACTTCAGGTGTTCCATCTATAAGTATTGGAAGTGATTATGGTATAATTACGGATAATGGTGTAGGAGATTATACTTTAACCTTAACTAAGGCTAGAGCACGTACATTAATCCCTATTTTCTCCTCATACTACAGATTACATACAAACGCAGAAGATACAGATAGTGTTCAGATATTAGTCACTAGTGCCGGCGGTAGTGCGCAGGATTCATCTTTTCAGGGCTTTATATTAGCCTACGATGATGCTAACGAATATTATCAAGGGTAGTAGAATATGAAACTAGTAGCTAATAAGACAACTCAAATAGATTTAACTTTTACTGTAGAAGCTCTCCCTGATTATAGTAGTGGAGATGTAGTAGGTGGCCTAGTTACAGTGTCTAATGTGGTTAGGTCAGGGTTAAACAGCGGTAAAATTGTAGGAGCAGCCATACATAACCGAGTGTCACATGCTGTAGACCTTAGCTTAATATTTTTTAATGCTAACCCTAGTGGTACTACATTTACTGAAAATTCAGCATTAACAATTGCGGCTGCGGATTTAAGTAAAGTTATTGCTGATTTAGCTTTAACTAGGCATCGACAGTTTGTAGGTAACTCTGTAGCCTTACCTGCGATAAATCAAAGCCCTATACCATTTGAGCTGCAACCTGGGTCAGATAATGTAGAGAATCTTAATCTGTATTTAGTATTACTAGCGGGTGGCATATTAAATCAAGCTGCTACAACAGATATTTCGGGAGCATTATTTATAGAGATTGATTAAGGGTATGTATGGGTCTAAGTACTTTAGAAAAAATAGGAATCGGCCTAGTAGGTGCATACGCTGGAAGTTATTTTTTTCCTAACGAGTTTTATAGTGCTACTGGAGGATTATTAGGAAGTGCACCTGAAACATCTGCTATAGATAGTCAATTAGCAGCTAGTATACCTAGTGCTGCTAATAGCTATAGTATAAATGCGCCTACAATCGCAGATTTAAGCAGTCCATTAGCGGTAAATCCTAGTATAGCTACGGGAGCTGTTTTAGCTCCTACCTTAGCTGCAAATACTACAGAATCTTTAACTAAAATACCTGAGACTACAAATCCTAAAAGTTTTGGATCTCAACTAGTGTCCGGTTTAACGTCTCCAGCGGGGTTATCTGGGTTATTTGTAGCTGGTAGTAGTTTAGCTACTAGTCTACTACAACAGGCAGATGCTAAAGAAAATAGAGAGTTTCAGTCTGGTGAGGCACAGAAGAATAGGGATACTCAAATATCGGAGAATCAGAAGGGTAGAGATTTTTCATCCGAACAGGCTGCACTAAACAGGGAACAGACAGCTAGTTTAGCTGCAGAGTCTAGAGCATTTCAAGCAGAACAAGCTAAGAAAGCTAGAATGTTTGAAGCTATACTAGCTAACCAAAACCAAAGAAATTCTATTATCTCACAGCGTATAGGTGGTAGTAGAGGTAATGGAAGCAGTCTAGCCGCTAATGTAGCTAATTTAAATCAGTCTTTATTAAGGTAATATGTCTACTATTTTAGGTAATTCGTTAGCTCAGGATGATAATCAACAAGCATCTAATGCCGCACAGGGAGCAGGTATAATTGCCGGTGTAGGTGGAGCATCTTCAGCTATACAAGATGGTAGTATTATATCAGGAGCTGGTTCTGCGTTAACTACAGCACTACCTATAACAGTACTAATGTCTTTGTATTCTGGGTATAGAGGGTATAGGCAAGCTAAAAAGGCATCTGGTGGAGGAGCTTTGTCTAGTCAAGAAATTCAGCAAATATCAGATCCTACAGGTGTTGGAGGTATTATAGACCGAGCTACTCCTCAAGAAGTAAGACCGTTCGTTCAGGCAGGTACTGCAATATTTAGACCTGATGTAGTAGCCGGTCAGTTATTTGGGTCTGGTAAATCTGACGAGCAGCTAATGCGTGATCGTTGGAGGAAAGGGTTGGAGGGTATCAATTTAGCCATTAATACAGATAGAGGGCATTTTATAGAATTAGCTGATGGTAGTATGTATAACATAGGTTTAGATGGTCAAAATAAGTTACCTACATTAGAGGGAGGTGAAATGCATCCTTACGATGTAGACCAGTCTAATCCATTAACTCAGCAAGCCATAGGGTTTATGAATCCTTTAGGAGCTATGCTTGCAGGTGGTAGCGAGCAGATGTTATCTGGTCAAGGTACAGGGTATTTTACTAATGCATCCTTAGCTAATGCAGATAATATTAAAGGTGTGCAGAATAATGCTAAGTTTTTTTATGAAAAGACGTTTGGGGAAGCAGCTAAACAGACTGGAGTAAGTACTGAGGAGATGGCACTAGGATCTCTCCAGAGTTTATACGATTTAGGTAAGATTAATGAGCATGAGTTTTTAGCATATTCAAACGGTATTAGACAATTGTATGGACATGCTTCGTTAACTCCTCCAGGTACACCGATAGAACAAGATCCAGCACAACCTCAAGGAGCCTATAATTCAGATCCTAGTCAGGGGTTTAGTAACAATACAGCTACGGCAGGGGTAGTATTAGATCAGCCAGTTAATACTTTAGGTAATGAACATCCTGATAGGATGCCTACAGTAGGTAATCATGATAATTTAGTACCTACTATACAGAATCAGGTGCAGGAGTCTGTAGTAGTACCTCAAGATGTATTATCTACTCAAGTTCCTCAACCTAGTATTGCAGATAATCCTAATATTGTACTTAGAAGTGCACAAGTACCAGGATTAGTAGCATCCAAAGAAGAGTTAGGTATAGCTCCTAGTGCTCCTCAACAGCCTACTAGTACACCTACTAGTTATGAACAGCAAGCAGCCTTAGCGGCCTCTGTTAGGGCCGATGCTCAAGCTGCACAAGCCGATGCTCAAGCAGCGGCTGAAGCGGCACAGAAAAAAAGTATTCTTACTAATTTAATTATGCAACAACAAGGTAAGATAGATAGTATTATCGGACAATCTACAGCAGTACCTGCATCTAGGGATAGGTTCGCACAGTCTGCTAATAATTTAACTAGTATTTTAGGAGCCTAATATGAAGATAAGTGCAAATAAGTTACTAGCAGACGGTAAACGTATGCAAGAGTACGCTAGTAGTATGATGGAGATGGCAGAACGTATGGTTACGTTCGCTGAATCGCAAGGAGCAGAGCATGAAGATGATGAAGAAGCCGGCATGGATATGGAGCTATCTACAAATAGGGATACGGACTATGATGAGGATATTGAGGATTCTAAAAGCAATGCTAAGAGATTAGCTTTAATAGCCGTAAAGAAAAGACGTAATGCGTAGAGTAGATGCACAACTTAATAGGGCTAGAAAAGATGCGGCCGTTAAAGATGCTACTACTACTAAAGGTATCGAGCAGAATACTTTGTTAGAGTATATTAATGATGCACAAGATAGAGCACAAGCTCTTATATCCTCATCCTATGCTTTGTTTAATATTAAAGAAGATATCCAGAGTACTGTAGTAGATCAAGAAGCCTATTCTATAACAGATTATAGAGTCTATATAAATAACAGATTCGTAAGTTTTGAGATATCCAGTTCCGGTAATTTACAAGATTATTGCCGTCTTAAAAAAAGTAATTTTCATGCTAGAAATAATAACACGGGGTTACCTGAAGAGTATTTACGTAGAGGAGCTAGCGTATTACTTAACCCTATACCAGATTCTACAGCCTACAAACTTAGAGTTAACTACGAGGCAGAAGTAGAGGATTTAGATATTCGTAGAGGTAAAATAGCCTCTATAATTGGAGCTGGTACACCTGTTAGTCCTATAACATCTATAACATTAGCTTCATCGTCTCCTACTCCTGATGGAACAGACACGGTATTAGCGGATTTAGAAGTAGGGGATTATATATGTGTAGTAGATAAAGATGGTAATAGAATAGCTAAAAATCTTCCTGTAACTGGTTATTCCTCATTAGTTATTACAGTAGACAGTTTTGAGTTAGGTATTAATGATACATTACCAGCTGTAGGAGATTATGTTTGTGTGGGTAAGTATAAAACTACCCATTCTGAATTACCTGACACTTTCGATAATTATTTAGTACTATATGTTATATGGCGTATTTTAGGTCGTAAAGGGTCCACAGCGTTCTCCAAAGCAGCCGAAGCAGCTTTAGTAGCGAAAGAGAAAGAGATATTAGAAGCATATGTTAGTTTAGGACAAGAGATACAAGAGATTCCTTATTTAGATTAATAATGTGGTATGACAAGAGTTATAAACAAAATATTTGGCGACAGTATCAAAGGTATTTCTCTAGCTAGAAATAGGCTTACTAGACAGTTCCCTTATTCCTTAGTACTTAAAAATGGCGTAGTAAATACTTCCGAAGAGTTCGATAAACGAAACGGGTTTCAATTATATTCTCAATATTCATACCATAGTTTTCAGGAAGATACTATGCGTGGCCTGTCTAGTTTCTATTTAAAAGATACAGATGGTACAGTATTTGAAATAACTATGTGTTGGATGAATGACCCAACAGATGGATTACGAAAACTTCATGCATATACGGGAGCTAATTTTATAATTGTAGCTTACACAGGAGTAGGTGTAGGTACTTTAGAGCTAGTAGTTAATGCTGGGGTATGGACAGCTACACTAAAAGTGGATGGAGTAGCTGTAACTAATTGGCCTAAAACCTACGGTACAGGACTAGAAGCAACTCCATCTACAGTAAGTACTTTAGTTGATAATATAAATTCTGAAACAGATTGGACATGTGTAGTGGCACATGGAGGAGTAGTGGGTACATATACTCCTGTAGCTGTATTAGGGCCTATAGAATCTACAGTAATATCTTCAGAAGGAATCTTTTTTTATTTCGGATGTATGCAGCCTATAAGTACTGGGCCTAGTGTATCAGCGTATATACAGGATTTTACCACTGAATCATTTACTAATCCTAATGCTATAGTACTTAATAACGTAGTGTATTGGGCTAGAGATCAGCAAGGTGTAATATCTGCAGGAGTTAATGCACAGTACATATTTAAATATGATGGCTATGAGTGTTATAGAGTAGGATTACCTACGGTAGAAATATTTAGTTTAACTAATGGTATAGATGGTACTAATTTACCAGCAGGTACATATACTTATAGAGTTAGGTTACGCAGAGAAGACTTTAGAGAAAACACAGTATATTCTAAGTTTGTTGATTTAGAAGGTACGGCTATTACCGTTACAGATGGTGGGTCTGGGGGTAGAGATGCTGTAACAATTAAGTTTAAGATAGGATCTTACTTAGATGATTATAGGATTAAGAGTGCTGTAGTTAACGGGGCACAAATCGATGTAACTACCATAACAGTAGCTATAGGACATACTATAGAGTTAGAGGATACGGTATATGTATCCGAAGTATCTTCAGGGGTTAGGACTACGGTACGGACTCTTGTAGTTGATAGTACATCTACTACTATAACTGTATCAAAAGTTGTATCTGTAGTAGATGGTGCCTATATAAGTAATGTAGTGACTGAAGTATATCGAACTATCGAATCTGGAGCACTGTTCTACTATGCTGGTGAGCAAGCATTATCTACAATAGTTACTACTAGTGATTACTCTGACCAGTTACCAGATGTGTCGTTAGTTTTAAACGCTGAATTAGTAGAGCCAGCTATAACCAGGGATGCGCCTCCTCCTGCTAGATTCATATGCACACATCAAGATTTAGCTATATATGCAGGTGTACCAGGCAGAGAACAGGAAGTATTTATATCCGACATTACTAACCCTGAGTATGTACCAGATTCAAATACTATAGATGTTAGCTCATCCGGTCTAGGTAATGTTAACGGTCTAGGGTCTGATGGTGAACGTCTATATATCTTTAAAGAAAAGTCGTACACAATTGTACACGGCAACCTTAAAATTATAGATCCTGGGCAACCTCCTGATATTTATGTAGAGACTATCAATACTGGCATTGGATGTGTATCTCACGATACTATAAAATCAGGAGAAGATTTAGACGGTAGGAAGATTCTATATTTCTTATCTTTTAGAGGACCACAAAGATTAGTTAATGGGCATACAGATCCTGAATTTAATACAAGGTTAGCTCCTTATTTTAAGGATTTAATAGATACTGACAGTGTTGTTACACCGGATATAGGTATTATTACCGACAAAGTATATTTTAAACATGCTACTGCCGTATATGATGCGTTACGTAAATGGTATATAGTAGCCGTACCTATAGAAAGCGGTGTAAATTCCAATTATATATATACTAGTACTGTTAAATTGTTGGTATACGAAGAGCGATTAGAAGGAGATTTAGGCGATAGATGGTACGACTGGTCATCTGATTTAAAGGTACTAGGTGGTACTGGAGGCATGTGTATCAAGGATGATAGGTTACATATAGCTGGTACATTTAACCCTACAGGAACTATTTCCAGAGGATACATAGCTAGAGAATTAAGACGTACAGATATGTACAGACTAGCAGACAATACTGTCGCTATAGATACTAAATATCACACCCCTTGGGAGCATTTTAATAATCCATCGGTCTATAAGAGGTTAAATAGTATACGACTATGGCGACTAACTAGAGCTAACACTGTAGGTGGTATGTACATAGCTAGGGCTTATTTAGATTTCGTGGATGAAACAAATAGTAATAATGCATTTAGTTCTGCTAAGTTAGATTTTTCAGATGTAACTACTATAGAAGTATTAGAAGAGTTTATAGATAGGGATTTTTTAAGTATTCTTATAGAGATAGCTAATAGTACTATATATGAAGACTTACGATTTACAGGAATAGAACTAGGTTACTTTATCGATTATGAGGGAGGTGACTTAGAGCCAGAATGAGTTTACAACCTAACCGTGCTTTTCCAATATTTAACGATACTAGGAATACATTAATTACTTGGCGCGCTGCGTTACAAAACACTCACTTAAAAACACATTTAAGAGATGTTAAAATATCTAATCCTGCTAGTAATAACGTTCTACTATTCGATGCTTCTGGTAATGTGTGGAGAAATAAAACCTTAGCTGAGGCAGGTATAGCGGCTAGTTCACATGTACATGCTACAGCAGATGTAACTACAGGTACTTTTGCAGATGCTAGAATAGCTGAGTCTAATGTTACTCAACATGCGGCAGCTTTAAGTATTACTGAATCTCAAATATCCGATTTACAAACTTACACTACTGTACAGAACAATATTAAGAATTATCACAAATATATACTAACTACCGGCAGTGCTGGTGCGTATACAGTAACTTTACCTACTGCTCCTAGTGCTTATGCAAACGGTATGCGTTTAAATTTAAAAATACATGCTGGTAATACTACATCAAGTACTATAAACGTAAATTCTTTAGGGGCTAAAAATGTTTACTTAAGAACTGGGTTTGTTTTAGTCGGAGGAGAATTAGGATACCTTAGACCCGTTACAGTAGAATATGACACTGCTTTAAATGGAGGAGCAGGAGGCTGGTATCTTATAGATTATAGTGCTGTTTGGACAGCATGGACTCCTACATTGGGTATTTCTGCGGGGACGTGGACAAATATAACTGTAAATTTAGCAGAATATTTAATAGATGAGGATTTAATATGGCTGAGAATTAGGCAGCTAGGAATTACTAATAATGGAACTGCTAAGTATTTTACAATTACATGGCCCCCCACAGTTACAGTATTAGTTCGTCAACATGTAGGGTGTGGTATACATATGAGTGCTCCGGACTTAGCGTATAGCGGTACAGTATATCCAGATAGTACTAGTAAGTTGGTATGTACTAAATATGACTTAGGTACAATTTCTGCTGGAGGTAATAGAGGAGTTAGTTTAATGGCTGCTTTTAAAAGGAGTGCATAAGTCTCAATAAGACATTACATAAAAACAGTATTTTTGGTAACATGGGTATATTATGGCATTAACAAAACAAGAAAAAAATAAACTGAAAAAACTTAAAGCTAAGAAGAAAGCAGGTACACTAGGAGAGAAGGGAGCTGCTAAGTTAGCTGCGCTTCAAGCTGCCCGTAGAGCTAGTAAGACAGATCCAGATGCACCTAAAACTTCCAAACAACAGGCAAAAGAGAAAGCTAAAGAATTAGGATTAAATGATAAGCAAACGAATAAACTTGTTAAAGAGTCAGGTAAGTCTGACGTAGCTGGAGCTATATCTGAAAAGAATGTTAACAAAGGAGTAGAAATAGGTAAGGCATTAGCTCCTGATGTAATCGATACACCTTTTTTAGATAGGATACAGGCACAACGTACTGGAGATGTAGATAATCTTTTAGCTAATTATGATCAGAATAGACAGCAAGCATTAGTCGATTCACCTGAATTACAATATAGTTTAAATACATTAAAGCAACGAGCTGAGGCAGGGTATACTCCTCAAGAAAGAGAAGCATTAGGGTTAAATGCTAGAACAAGTATTAATCAAACACTTAACACAGGGTTAAGAGCTGCACAGGCATTCAACCTAAATAGGGGTATTCGGGGAGGAATAGCCGGTGCAGCTTTTAACCCTGCGTTAATACAAGCTGTAACATCCCGAAGAGGTTTAGAGAATGATATTATGCTGGCAGAGATGGCAGAGAAAACTAGAGCCTTAAGTGAGTTTAGTGGGCTAGTTCAAAATAGAGATCAAAATAGAACAAGTAATTTACTTAATATAGATACAGGTAAAAGTAACGTAGTAAGTACTGATAGAGCTTATACATCTGATGTAGCTAAATATAACGCAGAACAAGCTGCTAAAGAGATAGCTGCTAGGACAGCTAGAAATGCTACGGGTTTAGGTATTGTAACTGATGAAAGAGATGTTCTTAGACAAGATGATTTAATTAATAAACAGCTCAAACAATCCAAGAAAAACTTAGACCAATTGTTGAGTATAGTATAATGAATGAAGAAGAGTTAGCTAATTATAACGGTAATACTAATCAGATTACGCCTGAGATGTTACATGAATATGTGCAGACTAAAGTTCCTGGCACTAGCATATCTGAAACTATGGAGGCTATTGAGAGAGCCAAACAAGTTAATGAGATACAATCAACAGGGGTAAAAAATTCTACAGGTATGGCATTGCTGGATAAAGTAAATGCTAAGGAGCCCCTTAACAAGGGAGAATACATAGCTATGGCTATAGCCACTATATTACCCGTATTAGCGGGTGCTGCGTTAGGTGGTAAGAAAGGAGCCTTAGCCGGTATAGCAGCGGCAGGTGAGGGAGATGCAACTAACCTTAAAGTCAGAGAGAATGAGGCTAGACTAGAGTCGGCTAAAAATCTTCAGACAGCTAAGTTTGAAATAGATCAAGATAAAGAAGTAAGAAAAACCAGGCAGGCATTAGAGAAAGAAGCTAGGGATGAGATACGTAGACAAGAGTCCAGAGGAGAAAAAATCGAGGATAGTTTAACCTTAGCTAGAGTTAAAGAAAGGGAAGGACTAGGGCCTAAAGGTACTGTAGTGGAATTTAAAGCTCCACCAGAGGGAGCTATAATTAATGTGTTAACTAAAGAAGATTCTCTTAAACGATTAGCGCAAGCCAAGCGAGATATAGCGGCCTTAGCTAAAGCCAATTATGGCGGTTTAGACGAGATGCGTAGGAAGAGTTTAGCCGGTAAATTTGCAGATAAAACTATATATGAATTGTCTACGTATTCCCCTGATAGCTTAGAAGCCAGATTAGATTCGTCTTTGTCTTTAGTAAAAGCTCAAAATATAAAATCATTTATTAAAGGTAATTCTAGCGAGAGAGAGAACGCAGATGTAGAGGCAGGTTTAAACGGTAAGCTATCTTCATTACCTCAGCTATACGATATATTGAGTAGAGAAGAAAACAATATGTTAGATAGTATTAGAAATACTGCTAATCTATATAACAAAGTTTATAAAGGGCCAGAAGGAGCATTATTTGATGTGGATAAATATAGAGATGTAACCACATTTTTAAGAGGTGCTAGTACTCCTGTAGAAGTAGGTATAGATGATTCTAACACCGATGATTCTAACACCGATGAGTATACAAAATTTAAAAAACATTTCGGATTAGAGTAATGGCAGACGATAAATTAAACGAGTCAGACCAACGGTTAACCGAGTCAGACCAACGGTTAACCGAGTCAGAACAACGATTAACCTCGGCTAATGAAGATCGAGCCTATTTCGGACAACTTAATGATATTCTAGCGAAACAAGGTAAAACCTGGGAAGATTTAAGTGTTACGGAAGCTCTTAATTATAAAACTAATCCAGGTAAGTTTATAGCAGAGTTACAAGGGCTAAATTGGCAACCAGATTATGCTAAAGATAAATTGAGAGCTGAAGCAGAATCACTTAGAAGTACACATGCGAGTTTAGAAAAAACTAAGACAGCCTTAGAGATGGTAGCTAGAGGTGCGTTAGTTGTAGGCGCAGGCAACGCAGGTAGAAGTATTTTATCAGGAGCATCCGTAGCTGCTAAACCTTTGCTAGGTAAAACAGGTGAAGTTATAGCCAGTAACGTTCCTCGAAGTATTAGTAAAGGGGTTATAGGTAAGACTGTAGGTAAGCTAAGTAGTATAGTGGAAGGTGGCGTAACACCCACGGCAGGTTACACAGGAGAACTGGTAGGTAGTATTCTAGGGGATGTTAGCGGTAATGTGTTATCCAAAACAGCGGGGGGCGAACCGTTAGATGATAATATGGCAACTCAAGCAGCTATAGATGCTGGGGCTATGTTAGGTCTTAGTGCTGGAGGAAGACTACTAGGAGGAGTAGGAGGGATTTTAGGATTAAGTAAATCGGAAGCTCCTATAAAAATAGCTCAATATTTTGACGGGCTAGTAGATAATACGAATCCTGATAAACTATTGGCTAATGCTACTAGTTTATCAGTAAAAGATTATTTTACTAAAACTAGTAGAAAATCGTATGAGGAGGCAGTAAGTGCTTTATCTGATCCAATTTTTATGCGTTCTTTAAAGACTGGTAAACATAAATTATTCAAACATATAGAACATCGTATAGCTACTACTAAAAAAGTATTTAATATAAACATGGATAAATTACTACAAGAAACAGCAGAACAGGCTGTAAAGGAAGGTAAGCAATCCGGAGTCTTACTAAGAGATTTATTTCAACCTATAGAAAATAAAATTAATACATTAACTACCGGAGCAGAAACTAAAGCTTTAAATAGTGTGTACAATGAAGAACGTAAAAGTTTAATGTCTCAGCTATTACCTGAAAATGTAGGTAGGCAATATGAACAAGCAGTTAAAGTAAGTAATAGACTAAAAAATAAGAAAGCTCTATTAGAAGTAGTAGGAGAAAATAGTATATCAGCTAACGGAGCTAACCAGTATTTAAAAGAAGTCAATAAACTTTATAATGAAGCTAGACAACTTCGTATAGCTGAAAATTTTATCAAAGAAGTAGATACTAAATTTTTAGGAACTAATATTCCTATACAAAGAGCCTTAGAATTTAAAAGACAGTATGCTAATAATGCTACATTTAATGTAGATTTACTACAAGATGCAGCTAAAAGAAATAAAGCACTAGCGTATGGAGATCTAGAAAGGTCAATGCGTAAAAATCTAGAAAAGTCTATAGCTGAGATAAGTCCGGATAAGCTTGAAATATATCAGAAGCTAAACCATACCTACAGTAATTTAAAAAGTATTGAGCCTAATATACAATTGCTATCCGCCGCAGAACAGAGTCACCTTAGCCCTAGTCTATTTCAGAGGGTAAAAGCAGTGCTATCTTTAAATGAGGAGGGTATATCTGCTAGAGGATTTTTATCCTCTGAAATGTCTAAATTATCGGCTTTAAATAAAGCAGCACAGATATATAGAGCAGCCGATTTATATAAACATCCAGCAGTAGTAAAGAGATTAATAGGTGAAGCAGGATCAGGCGTATTTTTTAAATATGCCAATAGTAATTTTAGTTTCTATACACCTGCTACCTATGAGACTGTAAAGACTATGGTGGATACAGCTTTGAATAGCACTGAGCTACAATTACCTAATACAGTTATAGAGCCATTAATTAAGGTACGGGATACCTTAGAAGCAGGGTTAGCCCCTGACAGTACGGAGGAGTCTAAAACACAGATGCTATTAAGTCTTAAATTAGACCCAGAGACATCGGATTTATTTGAGACTCCCCCTGAAAAAATTAATAATAAATATTTAGAGGGAGTTAACACTATTATAGATGGTAAAATAGCAGACCCTACAGGTAGAGAGCAGGAAGCAGTTAGAATGAAGATAATTAAAGATGATAGCTTAGATCCTACTACAAAGTATCTTATGTTAAATCCATTAAATAAGGCCGGCAGTTTAGAGGGGTTTAGAACACTGGCTACTCCTCAACCAACTACCGACCCCCAATCTACTAAAAAGAAAAGTAATGCAGATATCTCTAATAATGTTAAAAATGCATTATCTAAGAAAGACAAGTTTAAAGCTACGATGCGTAGTAGAGAATTAGAGTCTATAGTGGAGCATACTAGACAGTGATTTATGATGACCTTAAACACTTTAGAGCTACTGAGCTATTATCACTAGATGGGTTAACTCTACTTAAACGGGGTATAACTGCCCAATCCATGGATGCATTAATTAAGTTAGACAATTTTAGAAGTCACTTAAATACAGAATTTAACTGTAATCATAATGGGCTACATCTTAGAGGGTTCCGATCTCCATCTGAAAATTCTACATTATATAACGGGAACAATAGGTATTCGTTTCATTTTTGGTGTGCGTTTGACATTACTACCCCTAACTTAAACATATGGGATCTATTCCAGGCAGCTATAGATTTTGGATGGGGAGGAGTTTACATAGATGAGGTACATAATTTCGTACATATGGATAATAGAGCAGGTACTAGATGGTTCGCAAAGAAAAAAGATGGTTTATTTCAGTTAGTGGATCTACCTTAATTAAGGTAGGTAAATTAGCGATAAACTTATACAGGAGATTAAAGATATGTTTATTTGGTTTAAGAAATACCTAATCGATTCGATATGGAATAAGTATAGTAAAGCTATTGTAAGACATCTGCTAGGAAGTTTAAGCGGCGGGATAGTTTTTTTAGGTGCATACTTAGTAAGTAAAGGTTTGCCGGTAACCGATGTAACTCCCTTCATAGATGCTCTTAAAAATTTATTAACTGCTAGTGAGCCTATAGTTATAGGGGTACTAGGATTCTTAAGTACTTTAATATTATCTTTTGCAGATAAGACTAAGAAATAATGACACCAGAGACTGTAGACGTACTACCGTTATTCTTTAAATTACTAGGTGTACTAGGCGGTATAACTGGTATAGCTTCGTTTTTTTGGGGCATACTACGTTTAGGTAGATATGTAGAACGATTAGTAAGTACAGGATCATCTTTGAAAATAGAACTAGCAGACCTTAAAGGAGAGATAAAAGGTTTGAATGTATCTATAGCATCCACAAACTTAGAGTTATCTTCAGTAAGAGAAAAGGTTATTAGAGTAGAAACAATTATAGAAACTAAAATACTTCCTGAATTAGGTATTACAGGAGTTAAAGTAGCTTAGATAAAGCAATAACGTGTTTACGTCCATACATAGCTAACCACAATGCATCTGCTTTATCGTGGCCCTTACTAACAGAAGTTAATGGACAATCTTTAAATCTTTTTTGCGCTTCCTTAACAGATATAGTTTTTAATTGTCCTCTACGAGAGGCAAGTCTACGTTGTCTAGCTATTAAATCTGTTTTAGGTGGCATAGGAGAATCTAGCTGGTCTAACATATCTCCAAATATAGCTGATTGCCAAACTCTAGGAAGTACTAGGTTACTAGTATCATAGTCATATCCTGTTAGGTGTAGTAATGTATGCCACATACCTAAGCTTTTAAATAGGTTAGCTATCACCATAGGTTTGCCGAACGCTGTTTGTCTTTCTATAGTAAGGGATACTACCTTAGATCTTAAGGTAGCTAATACTTGAGCCATACCTAGTTGGTTATCCTCTTCAAACGGATATATAGCATAGTTCTCATAAGGATTATGTATATCTACTAATGCAAATGCTCCTTTCGTACCTGGGTCTATACCTAGACTTAAATGATCTGCTACTATAGCGTCATTAGGTACAGCTAGTTCGTTTACATCTACGGATACAGTGTGTTCGTTCTCTTCTGTTACCATAATTACCCTTACATTTTTTTCTGCATTTAGTTAACTTAGGTACATTACAACTTGTGATCTTGTAAGCATTTAATTTTTTTAAGGCAGATACATTAGCTATTAGTTCCTCAACAGACTTATGATTAAGACCACTAGCTAGTATTCCAGCTACTAATGGGGCAGCCATAGACGTACCAGATAAATATCTATATTTTTCACCTAACCAAGTACTAACTATCTGGACACCAGGCGACCATATAGTTACAGATTTACCGTAGTTAGAAAAAGAAGCTTTACTTCCATTCTCACTTAGTGCTCCTACAGAAATAACTCCTGGGTACTGTGCAGGATAGTAAGGATGTAAGTCAGAGTTAGTAGCACTATTACCAGCAGCCGCTATTACTATAACTCCTTCAGCTATTAAATCTGAAATTAGACTAGCTAAAATATCAGACTTACCAAAACTACCCCATGAATTATTTATAACTAAAGATTTACTAGGGTTACTACGTTTCCAGGCTAGCAGCCAATTAAGAGCCTTAGCCGCAGCATATAAAGTACCTGAACCATTACTACCCATGAACTTAACAGGTAATACTTTACAATTAACAGCGCCTTGGATACCTATGTTATTATCTATAGTAGCACAGGCTATACCAGCCACATGTGTACCATGTCCGTTATCATCTATCTGTACAGGTTTTTGAGTTATAGCGTTATAACCATTACTTTCACAAAGTATGTCAGGATGTTTACAGTCTACTCCCGTATCCACTACTCCTATTATAGTAAGAGTAGTTACTCCAGTATGGTTACGAGATTTAGGTATATTAGTATAAGGTAAAGACCATTGTTTGCTAGTTAAGGGATCATCAGAAGCATAGTATACTAAGTTAGCTGAACATGCTCCTTGTATACCATTACAAAAATCTGCCTCTAGTTTAGAATTATAGGGTACGGGCTTTTGTAATGGGTATTCTGTTAGGAAACGCCATTTACCTGGGTCACCTTTTAGTAAATAAATACCCGGAGAAAAACCTTTCTTAGGACATTTAATTTCTTTATTCCAAATACACCAAACGCCTTTAGCATATAATACGTATTGTTGTTCTAGTACTTGAACATCCTTAGTATCAGCTAAACTTATACTAGGAAAAAATAACAATATTAATAGTAAATATTTATACATATATATATCCTTACAATTTAGCGTCTGCCCAACTTAAAGCACTATGAGCTTCTACTAATCCATTAACCGGAGCATCTGGAAATAGTTTCAGCATACCAAATACCATCGATTCTTCTACTAATTTAGTTACAGCATCTACGTCCCAATCCTTACATTCTACAATAACTTCATCATGTATACAGCTAGCTAATTTAGCTTTATAACCTAACCGTTTAATATTATTTCGTAGTCGTATCATAGATATAAATAGTACCTCGGCAGCACCGCCTTGTACGGGAGTATTGACCGCTTTAGTGTATATTTCATCTGAAGCTAATTTACGTAGCCTACCTAAAGGTGTTCTAGTGAAACCTAGTTTCTCAGCCTTAATTCTTTGCTGGTTACTCCAAGCTATGTATTCTGCATAAGTCTCGTAAAATATACCTCTAATACGATACGCTTCTTCCTCAGTTATAGGGTCTGGATAAGATGTTTTAACATAAGTAATAAACTTCTTAGCCCCCATACCATATAGGAATCCAAAGTTTACAGCCTTAGCTAATTGCCGTTCTTTTTTGGTAACGGCAGAGGGATGTTTATGCGTAATAGCAGCAGCCATTAAAGTATGTAAGTCATCCCCATTGGTGTAAGCTTTAAGCATATAGGAATCTTTAGACAATGCACCTGCTACACGCATTTCAATTTGAGAAAAATCAGCCACTATATACTTACATTTATTAGCAGGATTTAGACAAAACATAGATCTCACAGCATTGTCTCTAGGCATGTTTTGTAAATTAGGTTTAGAACTAGATAATCTACCGGTGCGTACTTGAGCTAAGTTAAATTGAGTATGATATCTTCCAGTCACGGGGTTAAGATGACGGGTAAGACCTTCACCGTAAGTAGATAATAATTTAGAGTATTGTTTATAGTGCATTAAAGCAGCTATTTCTGGAATACGTATAAAATCTGAAATTTCACTACGATTAAAAGTATAGCTACCGGAAGGAGTTTTGGGCCAAGCTGATAAAATATTTTTAAACCTAGGGTTATTAGCTAACCAAGTAGCTAATTGTTTAGGAGAATTAAGATTTATATCTTTAAAATATTTACAGCATTTTAAGTAGGCAGTAGACTCTGCTTCTTTCCAACGTTGTATCAAATAAGTATGCTTATTTTTATCAACTTCCATACCGTTTAATTGCATTTCACTTATCACGTGTAGCATGCGTTTAAATAACTTATAGCTCTTAAGCATATTGTATTTTTTAATCTTCTTAAAAAGTTTAAGAGCTAAGTCGTAACAAACTATAGTATCAATGGCAGCATAACTTATTTGAGCATCTGTAAGTACAGGGCTATTCCAATCAGATACTTGTAATGTTTTACTTATATCAAGAGATAGATACTTCTTAGCTAATGCTTGTAAACTAAAACCTTTATAACTAACAGTCTCATCTCCATCATAAGGTGAACGTTCTGCCCTATCACACATTATACCTAAAATCATGGAGCAGGTGATATCCATGTCTTTAAAGTCTAGTAGTTCTAAATGAGTAATTTCGAATATAGCATTATGGGCTATAAATTTTTTATCTGTAATCCATAATCTCAAGTCTTTAAAATCTGGGTAGGCTAAGTTAAGGCAATCCAGTACAAATATATTACCGTCACCATCATATAGTTGTATTAGTCTTATTTTAGAAAGGTATGGGTCTAATCCAGCACGAGTATCTGAATGGGCTTTAGCAGTCTCTATATCTAACCCCCAAATTTTAGATGGTCTCTGCTTAAGTAATTTAACGAAACTAACTATGTCTTCATAGTAATATATGGAATACTTGGTATCGTTGAATGGTAGTAATAATTTTTTCATACTAAAAAAAGAGAGAGAGTAGCTAGGCGCTAACTGCTCTCTCACAGGGCTTACAGGGCTTACAGGTCGTCTAAACTATACGGGTCACTGTCATCTTCGTTTTCTTCAGCGGTTACTTCCTCTACAACTTTTTTAATTTTTGTTTTAGTCTTAGCCTTGGATTTAGGTTTAAGGGTTTCTTCTATTTCTACATCATCTTCAGCATCTACGTCAGGTTCATCTAAAGGTACCTCTAATTCACTTATCTCAGCTATCAATTCTGCTTTATTAATACCCCCTAATGCAGGTCCTTCCTTCCAGAACTGCACTAACAGTAATCCAAAGGTTACACCACCGCCTTGTTGCTGATAAGGAAAAACATTGATCAACATTCGACCGTAATCCCCACCTTTAATTTGAGCTATTTGTTTAGCATTTAGCTCATTTTTAGAAGCATTAATTACTTGGGGCTGATATCGACTCTTAGCAGTAATTACAAAACATCCTTTGTATGCTTCATAACCTTTATCTTCATAAAGCTGATCCCCGTCTCTGAAAGGATGTTTAAAGTCCTTCAATTTAGTAGGGGATGATTTAGTCTTACCAACCTTAAGATTCGTCTTGGCACATTCTAAAACGGCAGCTCGTAGAGAACTTGCTTCTGCCATAAATACATCTTTCGGTATTAGTAATGTTAGTTCATAGTTATTCTTACCATATTCAGGATTAGTATTAGGTTCTGCTAATGCCGGAAAACTAAAGCGTCCTATAGGTGTCAAGTATTTATCCATGTTATTCTCCTATTTCAGTTATTAAGTTAAGTAACTCCTGCTTGGGGTAATACTGTTCCCCCGGCTCAGAGTCGTCTACTAAAATTACTTTCGGTGTCGGCGTGTGAGTAATGCTATCTATTTGACCTTTGCCCACTCGCTTTTCCACGTCAGTAATATTTAGTAAAGATTTTTTAGTCACGAATGGTTTATCGATCCCTAGTGCTTTTAATTTCTTAGCTACTAGTTTTTCGTCACTAACCCATTTACGTTTGCTTACCCCTCGGATTAATTTAACTCCAGGCAACTCTACACCATTCATAGCTTGAACATAAAGTTGATTAGTTACCGCATCCATCAATTCTTTAATCAGAGGAATATTTTTAAATAATTGTATCTGTTGGGTAGTAGATAATTCAGCAGCCTTATCTTTAATTTCTTTTTTAGAGGGAGTAGGTAATTTTCCTATCAAGGCTAAGTTATTAGTTAATTGATAGTCGTGGTGAGCAGTACATTTACCTATACCAGGACACCAAGTACAATGATTGCCAGGGCTAAAGTTAGTAGGTACATTTCCATTTCGTTCATTTAAAAAGTTGGCCAATTGTATACATCCAGCTATACTATTAGTTAACTCTGTAGCATTCAGCTCTATAGTTTCATCATGGTTAATTCTAGGCTGGATTATTCTAAACTTAAATTCAATTTTATTAATTTCTTCCTCGTCATCTGCAACCCTTTTAGCTGCTAAGTATCCATACAAGTATAGTTGTAGATTATCTTTTACAGATACCTTCTTATACCCATATTTAAAATCTACTATGGATAGTAAGTGTTTCTTTGTCAGAGGATTAAATGCTAATACTATATAATCACATATTCCAAATAAATAGGGATTAAATTTTAAAGGTTGCTCTACCCAACATGTAATGTCTACATAGCCTGCTTGTTTTAAGTCATCCTTAAATTCTTTAAGTTTCTGAGCAGTCTCCATACAATGCTGCACCATATCATCCGGGTAGTCGTTAGTAAGTACATTAGTATAGGTTAATAAACTTTCTAATAACTCATGCGCCTGAGTGCCTTCCTTCGCCGCATTCCCTGCTTCTGAATTATCTTCAAAAGTTAAACTGCCTGTACATTTACTCCAGCGGTGTGCCGTGGATGGAGAAAGTAACGCATGGTTTCGTGAGCTATGGTCATTAGTCTGTGACATAATTAATTACCTTTCTTTTATCTAAAATTATTCTTTTGACAGCATAATCAAAACTGTTAGATTTTAATAGGAAGAAAATATTGGTTACTTCTTTTTGACCGATCCTATGTATACGGCCTATGGCTTGTTCTAATGTATCAGGATTCCACGGTAGCTCAATAAAAAATGCCTTCGATGCCTCAGTTAAATTTAATCCAGTCGATGCCGCCTCTATACTTATAATTAAATATTGAATTTTACCGGTCTTCCAGTCTTTTAAAATCTTACTTCGTTCTTTGACAGTCTGTCCTCCTAGTATTGCACTAAAGGTTCCACCAGATTTATCTATACCTTCTCCGAGTAATTTTATTACGTCTCGATGATACGCAAATAGAATGACTTGTTCGCTGGTTTCTCTGGTTATACCTGTAATAAAGGCTAAGCCCGATTCAACTTTGCTTACCCCTAATTCTCTGCGTAATGTAGATATAGCTACACGCTCTATACCTGCAAAGTTTCCAGCACTTCTGTTACTTATAATTTCACTTACAGATTCCATGTATGGTTCGTATTTACTTGTAAATTCTTTAGCGAGAACAACCTCATTATGTACTTTATCAGGTAATTTAACTTCATTATTAAACCGTCGAAGCATTAGAGGAGTAAATAATTCTTTCAGTTCTTTTAAATTTTTACCCCCAAAATATTTTTTTATGAGCCTGCCCCTAATACGCTCTATTTTAGTTTCAGCATAACGGTCCGCAAATTGATAATAACTGCCTGGAAATACGCCTGCAAATTTTAAGAATGGGTATAAATCCACAGTACACCGAGTAATAGGTGTGCCCGAAAGCAACCAAACATACTTAGTTTTTGTAGCCAATTGATAGAATAGCTTAGTTCTTTTAGCTGAATGATTTTTAACATAATGGGCTTCATCCGCGATAATTATATCATACTTGTTATCCTTAATTTTATGTAACGAGGAGTAGGAGCATAAAGTTACATCAAAATTACATTGCCAAAATTCTAGCTCATTCATCCAGTTCAATTCTAAATGAGCAGGGTAAACTATTAATACTTTGTTTCTCGCATCTTTCTCTTGAATTAATTCTTTAGCTGCTACAATTGCTTGGGCAGTCTTACCGATACCCATTACGTCTCCTAAGTAAGCTATTCGTTTACTTTTTAAAAAGTCCTTGCCAGTAACTTGGTGAGGCATTAAAATAGGCATCTTACTTTCCGGTGTAAAAATTAAAAAATATTTTGTTGACAACAAAACAACTAAAGCATAAAAATTAACTGTCTGTCAACAATAAAAAAATGAAGAAAAAAAATAAATTTAACACTACTACATCTTCCGGATGGATAATCTTTGGAATTGCTTGGCCTGTAGATTTACACGATAAAATTCTAATGCTTTCAAAAAAGAAAGGAGTATCCAAGGGAGAGCTAGTTAGGCGTATAGTTCGAAAGGTTATTAATAATGCCAAAAATTAACCCTATAGTTGCTAAAAAATTCTTAGAACGTTTTAATTACGAGCTGATAACCATAGCAACTATTCCAGAGCCTAATGCACCAATCAGAGGGTTTGACTTACCTCATTTTAAATCCACAAAATACTCAAAACAGGGTAAACCTAAAGTAGCCCATAGCCTTACTTTAGAAGAAATGGATCATGAGTTTTTTCTTGAATTAGCTGAATTACAACGTTTTAGACGTGCCGTGTACTTTCTTGTAAACGAATCAAACGGTATTACTAGTGACGCTCAACCTAATGCATCTAGGAATGAGAATATTATTAATTTGAGTGCTTGTTTTTGTGATACTGATAATTGTGACCCTAACAATGTAATAGCTTTTATTAATAAATGTGGGATTAAGCCGCATATAGCAGTTCAAACCTCTCCTAAAAAATTCCATTTTTATTTTTTACTAGAACCTACGTCTATAGCTGACAAACCAAAATGGCAGGCTATACAACGGTGTTTTGGATGGTTAGGGGATTTATCTCAAGACTTTGGTATGGATAAAACTATGCATGATATTACCCAACTTATGCGTGTACCAGGTTTTTTACATCAAAAGAAAGAACCGTTTCAAATTGAGATAATTAAGCAGAATTATCATCAACTTTACACGTTAGATGAACTATTCATTAAAACGGGGGCATCTGAATTTTTTAAATCTAGTAAAGATTACTCTACGTACTCTTATCCGAATTATAAAATCAGTGCAGGTGAACGGCATGAAGCGTTTAGAAATTATGCTTTGTCGGTAGCTAATGATTTTCAAGGCGATAGTTTATCATTAGAAAAAACACTGGATGCAGTTGACGGATTTATACTAAAAAATTTCGAGAATCCTCATGCATTTTTATTAGGCGGAAGTCGCAGGAAAGAAGTTCTACGGACAGTTAAAGATGCTGTAAATTTAGCTAATAAAGCTCTATTAGCCGTTGTACCTACTATACTTGATTCGGTAGAAGAACGTGAAGATAACGCCTTTGCATTAGCAGATAGTTTCTTTTTTCACTGTCCGGGCATAGTTGGGGATATGGTTAAGCATACTACTTTAAATTCTAGATATCCTGTACCATCGTTTGCTTTCGCTGCCGCAGCAGCATTACTCGGTACACTAAAAGCACCTTATATTACTTCTGAATTAGGTCACGCCCCAACTAATTATTTTCTATGCTTAGCTCCTACAGGAGCAGGTAAAAGTTATCCGCAAGAAGTAAATAACCATGCTTTAAATGCTTTAGGTATCCCTGATGTAGCCGCTTCTAAAATAAGATCTGCCAGGGGTATAGAATTATTTTTAGAAAAGCATAATTCTAATGGTTTATTAGATTTAGATGAAGCCGAAGGATTGTTAGCATCCTTAAATGAAAAAAATACACCCCATCACATAAAAATAGTTAAAGATTTATTATTAGAATTATATTCTAAAACTAATATACCTAACTTTTCCACAGGGTACACGGGGGATAAAAAAATTAAACCTACTATATTGCATTACCCTAGACTAAATTTAATAGCTTACGGTGTAATACATACTCTATCAGAAGCATTTACTACTAAGTCCATTCAAGATGGATTATTACAGAGATTTATAGTTTTTACTCACATGGTGAAACGTGTACGTAATCCCGAATTCAAGCCGGCAGAAACCTTCCCGCCCAATGTAATGCAGGAATTACGAGAATTATTAACTGAGTCGAGGATAATTACATTGGAAGATGAGGATACTTTACATAAGTTAAAATTAGAAGTAGCTAGTGAAGAAAAACCGGAAAAGAAGAAATTACTTATAGCTAAGATAGATAATCTCTTAAAGAAAAGGTCTAATGCCTCTAAAAGAGTTATAACTTTTAAAACTGATGCTCTAGAATTATTAGATAAATTTACTGATAAACTAGACGACTTAGCGTCTCGTGAATTAGATAAAGATAGAGGATTTGAAGGATTATATACAAGAGGAGCAGAGCAGGTAGGAAGACTAGCTACTACCTTAACTCAAGAATCTTACATAGATAAACATCTTGTAGAGTATTGTATAGAGATTGTAGAAAGTAGAGTAACTGCTTTAAGAGAGTACGCTTGGAAGAATTTAGGAATATCCGAATTTAAAGTTACGGAAAATAAACTATATAAATATATACTTAAAAATTGTGTTAAATCTAAAGGCCCTGTTAGTTACCGGACTATAGCTAGAAATTTTACAGGTGTTAAATACCGCCGGCATTTAAGAGAAGTATTAGATGGCTTATTAGATGATGGTAGGTTAACTAGAGTAAGTCCTATTAGTCGAGGGGGTAGGGGTAAATTAGGGGAATCTTTTGTACCCGCGGATTTTTTAGAACAAGAAGACTTGTAAGTCTTATCTGACTTAACTCAAAATCAAAATCTTCGTCATTCATTCTCGTTTACTTCTGTAGATGTACTCAGTATTCTCAACTTTAATTAACTTATCACACATTTGTAATAAAAGTTTACGCGCCATAGTAGTAGGCTTATCATTAGTATAAGCCCGTCTAGATAATATACTGCACGCCTGTTTAAACATATTATATTCATGAGTATTTAAAGCTATGCCAATTATTTTTTTTCTTTTTAAGATCGACATTACGCTCTACTCTATTAATAATTTCTTTAGCATGTAAATTTTAACAGTTCATTAGGTATAAATGTTAATACTTTATTTCCTGCATAATTATCCGCTATGTACATACCTTCATCAAATACTTCACCCACCCCTAACTGCCAATCACCATCAAAAATAAAATCATACAAATTAATACGCTCAGCCATGAAAAATGGAACATCATGACAAGAAAGTACGCCAACATAAATAAGACCACGATTCCCATAGCTCTCAACCCACTCCAATACTGTCATCATTTTCCACCCCTGTGACTATATAATCTATGCTTACCTTAAAAATTTTGGATAGCTTATATAGAGCGACAATACTCGGCAAGCGCCGGTATTTCTCATAGTGCGTTAATTGACCAGTACTAAGTTTAGCTTTTATACATACATCTTTTTGAGACCATTTTTTATTTTTCCTTAACTGCCTGATGTTATTACCAATTTTAATCTTAAGATTTTTTCTCGCTATAAGTTTCTTAGATTTTAACTCATTAACCATATTATTACCTCGTTAAATGTGTTCAATGCCACAGTTCAATAGTTCCAAATATTTTGAATTTCCTTAATCTCTAAATTTCCTAAGCCTTTCAACAAACTTAATAATTCAGTCTCATACAATTCGGCTAAGTCTTTAATGGCTTGTTTTCTAGTCTCAACACTTGCCGCTACGTAAGTTACTATGCAGGCCGGCGGTATTGCTACTAATTCTTTAGCTTGAATAGTAGGTTTAAATTTTATTGTTAGCGTTGATCTGGTTTGAGCAGCATATAAAACAGTGTCACCAGGCAACAATCCATCGCGTAACAATTGAGTGGGGCAAGCTAAAACTAGCGCTCGGTACGGTACAGTCTCTCGATTTCCATCAGCTAAAACTATACCCGCAGCACTTATTTCATCTTTGTCTATAGGGGCAGCAATCACTAGGCTATTTAATGCTCGGTATTGTTCGGGTTTCTCAAATTCTGTTTTTTGCATATTACCTCATTTTAATAAATTACTAGTTAGTAACAATACTAGTTAGTAATTTATTAAAATGTCAACAATAAAATTTAGGCGGTTAAATTTTTATACTTAACCGCCTAAATTTAAAACCTATAAATTTTTAGCCGTATCAATCACAGCTTTAATCATAGCTGTAGTGCTATCACAATTCCAGCACTCCGCTAATTCTTGCAATGCAGCCCTATATTCTTTTAACGTGCCATCCCCGGATCTAGTAACATTTACTTTAGGTACCGGTTTTTTATATGTGTTCAATTCCTCTGGCAACCAAGACCCGATCAAGTCTTTATTCGCTAATTTTTTGGCGATCCTCACCTGTGTGTCCTGTCGTTTTGATCGCCAAATTTGATCTGTATAGTCATAACTGAAAAAGGATTCTTTTAATGCTTTAGAAATATTTTTACTTATCGGCCCTGAAAAAATTAACTCTACGGCTTCATTACCTGATTTATACATTCCTAAGCGACATATTATGTCTTTATTTTCAGGAACTTCAGGAACTTCCGATAATTTGCTGTTGCCTAATCCCGTGTCTAAAACACGTTGTTTTAACGTGTCTAAAAAATTCTCACTTTCCATTTCCATAGTATTTTCTCCTTATTTTTACATTAATTTTAAAAGCGCATTTTGGGACACATTTACGTTACGACCATATGTTATAGCGGCATGTCTGGTGTCCGCAGTTTTGCCGTAGTGGTGAGTTAAATAGTTAGTAACTGAGTTGTATGCTTCCCACCTAGTATTATGCATCGGAAGTAATTCCTGTTCTCGCGTAGTATCTCTAATATTTATAACATACTGAATTTTCTGCTCAATTTTACTATTCAATTCATCCGATTCAGTTTTAGAATTATTTTTAAATACATCTTCAAAGTATATTCTTTGCTCATTGTCGGTCATGGACTGCTTTGCTAATTGTTTATATAAATCCACGGATTCGTTAAAGATAGCTTTAACTTTAATCAGGTAGCCCATAGCTGCATTACGCCTATCCTTAAAATTTTTGGAATGTTTTAACTTAAAAGCATTGTTGGCTTTACTAATCCCGATTTTTTGCAGTTTATATCCCGCCGCATCTTTTATAGTTACAAATTCAATCTCATTCCCACATATCCAGCGTTTGCCGTTAAATGAAGTAGTATTACTCAAACTTCCATCAAAGGATGTACTGATCCTAATTTGTGCGGATATTGTATCCCCACTCACAACATCGATTTCCGTACCTTTAACGCGACCCGTTACACTCATTCTCGCGCCATGGTGGGACACTATGCCTTGCTCTAACATTACCTCACCGGACTCTAAAAATACTCCAAAAGTATTTTGTAGAACTTCTAAAGGCTGTTCCAAAAAATAATCCGGGCCTACACTTCCAATTTCAACTCCATCGGATCTGAGTATAGAACATGATTTTTTTAATCCTTTAAACTCCACAACTTTGCCTGAGTCGTCTCTAAAAATAGCTGCATTTTCTATTTTTAGTAGGCTCTCAGGGTACAACTTATCGCACGCCTCTGCTATCGATTCGTTACCTGTAAATTTTATGGTTTTCATTTTTCTGTCTCCTTAAATTAAAGTTAAAATAAAAATAAAATTACTGCACTGACGTAAAGTAATAAAAAAAATAAGATTCCTTGTATTAATATTTTCATTTTTGTCTCCTGCAATTTTTTAGTTTATCCCTACTGGTAAGCTAAGCTCTAAAATAAAAGACTCAGATCCTATTATATATTCATTAACCGCCCAAGCCGCTTCAGCCAGTCCAAAGCCGTGTCAGAACCGTAACCTGACGGCTTTTTAAAAACTTAGTTTAGTCCGATCCCTCGTTTGCCATCGACATAGTTCAAAAATAGTCTGGTTTGCCATCTTTGTTCAAAGTCTACGTTTGGTGACGCCCAAACCGGCTGGCCGATAAGCCAAATTGCATCTCTGGTGGCCTGAACCACTTGGCTAATCGCCTCACTTGCGTCGCCGGAAGGGTCATAAGCTGCTGCCCAAGCCGCCTTAGCCGCGGAGCTGGCTGCAACATGATGTGCGTTGGCGTTAGTCAGGGACACAGCAACCTCATCGGCTGCTCGGTAAGCCGCATCGGCTGCAGCCTTCAATTGCTCAGAAGTTATTTTGCCGGCTGCGAATAACCGAGCGGCTTCAATAGCTTGTCTAGGCCGCCGATCCGTCGGATATAATTTTTCAAACCGACTTAAAACATGGGCTGCGCAGTCGGCTACAAACAATCTTTTCGTTTTTTCATTCCAAGTGTCAATTTTTTTAACCAGTCGAACTTTTCGACAACACCACTTATCGTCGGATTTTAAAATTCCAGCCTTATGATCTAGTTCGACCTCAAAAAGTTGAGATTGAGTCCATTCTGGCAAGTAGTGCTTTTCAGCTAAAATGTGAAATCCATTTTCGCAAAATTTTAATTTCCCACTCACTGCCACCCATTCATCAATCGGCCATACAAAATCTGTATGGCCACCGGTCATTTTGTCGGTTAAAAATTTAAAATAGCGCATGGTTTGTCTCCTTTTTTTAAAATATGGAAAAAAATTTACAAGTTTATGTAATTTAAAAATAAGTCATTTTGGTACAACTTTTCCGAATCCTCATCTTTTGTGGCCCAAATCGCATGATTAAACGACCAGTTTGCATACTTCGCCGATCCGCAACCTATGGCGTAGGCTGCGTGGCTAGCTGCTAAAGCTGCGTGGCTAGCCGATTTGGTGGACGAATCAACTTTAGTACTAGCGGCTGAATCGGCTGCATTGCACGCTGCATCGGCAGCGGCCTTCAATTGTTTAACCGTTATTTTGCCGGCCACGAATAACCGAGCGGCTTCAATGGCCTTTTTAGGCCTTAAATCCCTGGGGTATACGTTTTCAAAAAATTTCAAAACGTGATCGGCGCAGTCAACTACAAACAATCCTTTCTTTGTGGTATCACAGTAATAGTAGTTCATGGTTTGTCTCCTTTTTTTTGTAAAAATATAGAAAAAACTACCTGAATTCATACTTTTGAGTATAGTACTTTTTATTTTTTTGTCAAGTAAAAAAAAAATATTTTTTTACTTAAACGTAAAAAAAAAAAATTTTTTTTACTTTTGAGTATAAAAAAACAGCCTTTTTT